ATTCCTTATTTTTCTCATAGTGAAGTTTAATTTTTACTAAATACATTATATAACAAAATCTGTTATAAGTCAAGCAATAAAAATGCCAATCACGGATCACCACAATCCTATTGGCTCTAATCATTCTAACATTAATTACAGGAACTAACATGACCAGCACAACTATTTATACACCTATTTTACCAACATATCTTTACATCAAAAAACATTCGGTTACTGGTCTAAAATATTTTGGCAAGACCACAAAATCAGATCCATACAAGTATAAAGGGTCTGGAGTTCGCTGGACTCACCATATCAGAAAACACGGCAAAGAGCATATTGTTACCTTATGGGTTTCTGAACCATATTATGATACATCCATCATAGAACACGCATTACATTTCTCTGCCGAGAACAACATAACCGAATCTAATGAATGGGCAAATCTAATACCTGAAAACGGATTAAATGGAGGCTCTTTAAAAGGTAGGACTCATTCTGCTGAAACAAAAGCAAAAATGTCTGCTTCTCGTACAGGTAAGAAACGAGGACCTCGTTCTGCTGAACACAAAGCAAAATTATCTGCTTCTAATACAGGCAAGAAAAAAGGACCTCGTTCTGCTGAAACAAAAGCAAAAATGTCTGCTTCTAATACAGGTAGGACTCATTCTGCTGAAACAAAAGCCAAACTAGTTGCCTTTAATACAGGTAAAACTCGTTCTGCTGAAACAAAAGCAAAAATGTCTGCTTCTCGTACAGGTAAGAAACGAGGACCTTATTCCAAGAAAACTAAAGAAATCTGCAATTAGACATTACCTCAACCATACAAGCCATAACATTCAATTCAGCATCTGCCACAAAGGCGGCTTTATATTGATAATCCGCTAATGTTAAAATTAATGTAGGTATTGAACTTGGTTCAAGTATATTTATAGCACTATCGTAAAACTGTCTGAATAATCTGGTAACATCAGTATCCGAATTCTTACCAACCCAAACTCTAACATTCTTGAAATCTCTATCCTTCATCATATTAAATAAATCTTTATAGGATTCTTCTGATAAATTTACAAGAATACCCGAATCAATCTTGCCAGATACCGAATATCGTTGAAGTTCAGACAACACCTTACGATAGTCAGGAAAGTATTTTGTAATAATTTCAGCAACTACCTTAGGTTCAAATTCAATATTTTCAAGTTTTAAAATCTGAGTAGCGCGTTTAAAGAACAGACCCGCCATTTCAGCCTTATCTTTATTATCTAGTCTAAAATCAACTATTGTACACCTTGACCTCAAAGGTTCTATTATACGATTTTTATAATTACAAGTAAACAAAAACCTACAGTTAGAGCTGTATTCCTCAATAAATGATCTAAGAGCTGGCTGGACTGATTGAGCATTCATATAATCAGCTTCATCAATTATAACGACCTTAGGAGAGTCATACAGTGATACAGACGAGGCGAATCCTCTAATAGTTGTTCTGAGTACATCTATTGATCGGCCTTCATCAGAGCCGTTAATAAACAAGTATTCAGCGCCTATTTCTTTACATAAAGCCTTTGCTACTGTTGTTTTTCCTACACCTGCTGTACCATCAAGTAAAAATACTGGCAACTCACCTTTCTTCACATATTCATTAAACGTATCCTTAAGGTGTTGAGGCAAAATACATTCATTGATACTCTGTGGTCTGTATTTTTCAGTCCATAGAAACTGGTCTTCATTCACTTCAATCATTTATATCTCCATAGCGAATTTTCATTTTGTATAAATAAAGGAGTATAACATATATACTCCAATCAATCAATCAATAAATCTTATTCAAATACAGAATCAGCCTCCACAGCTACATGATACACCAAATCTGTTGTAGTTGACTGGAATCTAGAAATCTTTCTTGCCGATAACGTGACTTGGTAATCACCTGGAACCATCTTAAAATGCTCAATCAACATATTAGCCTTAAAAGTTTTATCGGTTGTGCCAATAACATTCTGATATGAATTTGCCTCTTGCTTCTGCTTTCCTACTTGGACGATCAATTGACCATCTTTACCAATAACAGTCAATACCTCAGCATGTAATACCGCAGAGGTTCGTTGAATATTAGACAACACATTGCTAGGTAGCGTAAAGTCAACATACACTTCAGGAAATGTAATTTCTTTTTCTTGATAAACTAGAACGCCCTTTTCTGCCTTGTATACCTTAATTTGATCACTATTTTCTTTGATAATAACATACTTATCGTAAAACTCTAAGTCGGGTGATTCAAATAATGCTAATGCTCCAAGAAACTCATTTAGGTCATAGATACCAAATTCAACGGGAAAATCCTCAACCACTGTTACATTACCTGTAATAGTTTTCTTTGCTGATTTTGTAGCAATCTTACTTCCTGGTGTTATCAATAAGTTGGTATTGATTGTCGCAAAGTTCTTAAAAATGTTTACTGTTTCTTTTGATAATTTCATTTATTTTCTCATGATGTCTAGGTTGATATTTTGTTGCGTTTCAATAAAATCATTTATTGCTTGCTTTTTCTGTATTAGGACCTCCAAATAATTTGCCAAATCCATCGCCTCTTCTTGTGCGTGAATCAACCATTGTAACTCCGTCAAATCGTCTCGCTCAAGAGTAACACCATATTTTTTTAAGCCGAATTCGGCTCTTTGTTGAATCTTTGTACATACTACGTCCTCAATCTTACTCATATTCACCTCATTTAAAAGTTAATTATACTACAGATTTAACCTGAAATCAATAATTTACCTGTTCAACCACCTCTTCGGTTTCAGGTTCAGCTAATTTATCCATCAAATCAATGAACGCATTTTTGGTTGAAGTATCAAACCGATTACAACACAATTGGACTGCCTTTGCTTTGTTCTTAAAGATAGAGAAAGCACGAACAACATGTACCAACCGACGTGTAGTGATCAACTCATCCACACCACCATCATCATATGTTTTGCGAATAGCATCAGCCCATTTTACCAACAATGATGCGAAATCCTCGTCCAAGCAATTAAAATCAATCATTAGATTTTTAACGATTTTTAATTCAACCTTAGCATCTGGATATTCTTGATCAAATGTAACCGCAAATCGTTCAAGAAATGCCTCATTTAATACGTTAGTACCTATATAACGACCATCATCTGAACCTTTACCTTTTGTATTGGCTGTAGCAATGATATTAAATCCTTCAGCGGGAATGATCATTTCGTTTTTCAACTTGAAATAGTAAGGTTTACCTTCTAGAATAGGTTGTAAACAAAGAAGAGTATTGGCTGAACCAGCATCTATTTCGTCAAGTAACAAAGTAGTACCTGTACGCATAGCAACCAACACAGGCCCTTCAACAATCTCCACATTACCATCAGTTAAGGTTTTAGATCCAATCAATTGGTCTTCATCCGTCATCATGTTAAGATTAACACGAATCAGATTTTTTTTATGTTTAGCACAAATTTGTTCAATCATCGTTGACTTACCGTTACCAGTAGGTCCATACACATATGATGGGTAGAATATACCAGATTTGATAATAGACTCTAGGTCATTGTAGTTACCAAACGGTACAAAGTTTTTATCAAATTCAGGTACAAGCGATAACTTTTCAAAAGTCACCACAGATTGTTTTTTGGGTGATGGCACTAAAGAAGACACTACTGAATTAGTTGGTAGCGCATAAAGACCACGAGAAATTTTATTTTGAGTCATGTAAAACGCTGGAGATTTCAAACTAAGCGCCTCGGTAGTAACCTCGATTTGTTTTCTGGTATAAGAACCAGAAGTTTCTACATCTGGGAAAAGTTCAGTGAGTTTAGCAAAAAAAAGCAGTTTCTTTAGTATTCATAATATATTTTCTCATTTCTCAAAAAGTAAGACTCATTATAAAGCCTTCCTTGGCTTATGTCAACATTTATTTAATTAATTCCTAAAATAAATTTATTTAATAGTACACGATTTACCTGACGACCATTAAGAACTTTTGTAAAATTCTTTGCTATTGCTTTAGCCGTTTGTTTACCATTTACAGATAGTTCAGCATCCTTAATTTTTAAAGTATTGCTAGGAATTAAAAACAATTCATCCCGACCAATAGTTTTAATAGAAGCAAAACCAGATTTTTTAGCCTCTAAACGGACTTTAGAAACACCTTCATATGTAGGTTTGATATTGTTTGAGGCCATAAACGATTCAAT